ACAAACTAAAGAAAGAAAAAACAAAGGTAAAAATATGATTAGACCATTTACATTTGACGAAGAAAAAATGTTATGGGATGGTTTAAGAGAGGAAAAAGATAATGAGAAATCAATTAATTGAAGCGTTACAAGAACACGCTAAAGGTCACATAGCAAAACACAAAGCAAATGTAGAAGTATTACTAGAAAAAATAAATGGTATTGCTGAACATCCTGATGTTGTTGAAACAATTGAAAAAGAATTAAAGATAATTGCTGAGTATGATGACCAGTTAGAAATGCTTGATAAGTATTTTATAACTAAAGACCCATTTAAAAGTTAATGCCTTTATATACGTTTTATAATAAAAAAACTAAAAAAGAGCATACTGATATGATGACCATATCAGAAATGGAGACATATTTAGAACAAAATCCACACATTAACCAGGTCCCTAAAGGTCTAAATATTGTAGCAGGGGTTTCAGGCCTCTCATACAGGCAAGATGGCGGATGGAAAGACAATTTAAGTAGAATAGCAGAGGCTCACCCTAAAAGTGCCCTTGCCGATAGATATGGTAAAAAAACAATCAAACAATCTAAAACAGAACAAGTATTAGCGAAACACAGGAAAAGAAGAGGTAAATAATATGGCAGATATACCAGATTATATGCGAGATTTTGATATGGACCAAGACTATGGTTTTACACCGGTGTCTTCAAAGCCAAAAACTGATAGTACGCCTGCTGTTGATCCAAAATTGGTAGAAAACTCTAACATAGAGATTTCTAAAGTTAAATCAGATGTTTCATCAATCAAATCAATGATGAACGAGATAATGCAAATAGTAGCAGAAAAAGAAACTATATCAAAAGAAGTACAAAACAAAGATATAACAGATAGGTTTAAAGAAATTGAAAAAGTAATATTACCATTTTTATACAACTTATCAAAGTCAGATGAACCTTACATACATTGGCCAAATAGAGGACCAATTATTAAGGCACAAATAGAAAAGTTATTAAAACTTACAAGGGGGTAATTTATGGAAGCGAAAGCAAAACATAAAGAACTAAAAAGAAAAGTGAATGAAGCTGAAGACATAAGAAACAATGATAGGTCTTCACATAGTTGGTATGAATTAAAAAACCTAAAAAAGTTAAAGTTAAAAGCAAAGGAAAAAATAAATGAGACTAAGCAAAAACTTTTCGCTTAAAGAGCTTATTAAAAGCGAAACAGCGACAAGAAAGAATATCAATAATAATCCTAATGAGGATAATATTGAGAACTTACAAAGACTTTGTGACCACGTTTTACAACCAGTCCGAGACCATTTCGGTAAAGTTGTATCAGTATCAAGTGGGTTTCGTAGTCCAGAATTGTGTGTAGAGATTGGCTCAAGTGTAAATTCACAGCACGCCTCTGGCCAGGCGGCCGATTTTGAAATCTATGGGTTGTCAAATAAAACATTGGCCGATTGGATACACGATAACCTGGATTTTGACCAGTTGATATTGGAATACCACAAAAAGGACGAACCTAATAGTGGGTGGGTACATTGCTCTTACAAGAATGGTGACGACAATAGAAAAGAATACTTAATAGCATTTAGAGACGCTAACGGTAAAACGGCTTACCAAAAAGAATATTCAGACGCTGCTGGTGGACCTACACCTGAAGAAGTCAATGAATCTTTGATTTGACACCGATTTAATTAAGTATGAAGCTTGACAAATAAGCTAAATTATGGTATAGTGAGGATATTATGGCATTTAATTTTATAGAACTAGACAAAACTGTATTACCTAAAACAAAAGGTATGAAAGTGGATGGTCACCGTTTTTACAATATAGACGGTAAAAACTATCCCTCTGTTACCACAGTATTAGGTATCAGAAAAACTGAACAATTAAAAGAGTGGCGAGAAAAGATTGGCGAAAAAGTTGCCAATTGGGAAATGGGCAGAGCAGCTCGTAGAGGTAAATCTTTCCACACCCTCGTAGAACAATACATCAAAGGCGAAACTCCTAGTATTAGAGATGTTTTACCATTAGGTTTATTTAAGTTGATGAAACCTTACATAGACCAAATTGATAATATACATTTACTAGAGGCAATTATGTATAGTCCAAAACTTACAATTGCTGGTCAAGTAGATTGTGTTGCTGAGTACAATGGTAAGTTGTTTGTAATTGATTTCAAAACAGCTAATAAAGAAAGATTAGAAAGTTGGATTGAGAATTACTTTTTACAAACCACGGCTTATGCTCATATGTATGAAGAAACATTTGGTAAAAAGATAGAGCAAATAGTCATTTTGATTGCTAGTGAAGACGGCTCTGTTCAGACTTTCGTTAAGAACAAAGCAGACTACGAAGAAGAACTTGGCAAATCTATTCAAAACTTTTATAAATATTTTGAAGAAAAAACAAAAGATAAGATAGCGAGTAAATAACATCTTATCAAATAGGATAAGATGAAAAAACTAATAATAATTTTAAGTATTTTATTTGCTAGCATAGCATATGCTGACCACGAAGATGAGATAGGTTCATACTATTTTCAACAAGTGCCAGCGTTATGTGGTTCAATAGATAAGATAAACATATATCTTGACCATTTCAATTTTAAACCATATAATCTCTCTTTAGGTAGAGAGGGTATGAGAGAAGATGGACAACCAGTTTATATGATAACTTACTATGTGAACGAAGATGAAACACAAACAACGGCTGTAATAGATGTTCCAAATCAATCAGAGAGTTGTATATTGTTTCATACATTTGATCTGACAAAACCTAACAAAGGATAATTATGAAAAAACTTGTGTTGATAATAATATCAAGCGTCTTATTGACAGCTTGTAGTATAAGTGAACCAAGACTTTCTTTTGGTAAAAAATGTACCGAAAAGGAAGATAAAATTGTTTACTCATACATTTGGTTATATGATAAACAAGTTGGCAACCCAGCTGATAAAGATACTTGTAAACTTCTCAAAGAATAATTAGGCAATAAACTTGCCAAAATCATTTACTTATGATATATTGGTACCGTTAACACACCAGAAAGGTACCGGGGTGTATGGATGCGAGAGTGGAAATACACCCTTTAAAACATTATGACAAGTAAAGAATTTAGTTTAAAAATAGAAAACATTGTAAAAGAAAAATCCATATCACATATGGAGGCTGTATTGTGGTATTGTAAAGAGAATCAAATAGATGAGGGTACAGTTGGTAACCTTATATCAAAATCATTAAAAGAAAAAATTAAATTAGAGGCTACTAATTTAAAAATGTTAAAGTATCCAAAGTGTGGCCAATTACCAATGTAATATGTTAGAATTTGATTATAAAATAGATTATAAAAATACAACATTTAGACCAAATGATACACGATACAGAATAGGTCGTGGTGAACAAGGCGTATTATTAGTTAGACCATATACAGATGTTATTTGTAAACATTGGCGATTTAAGACCGTAAGAGAAGCAAGAAAAAGTGCTGAACACATTTATAATATGTACGCTGATTATAGAGTATTAAAAGATTTTATAGGTATGGATATGTGTAGAAAGTTTTTAGAAATGGGTTTTACAAGAGCTAGACGATATGCTAATCACAAAGACGGTAAGAAGTATGGTAAAGACGGAAAAGTTTTACCACAAGAGAAAGATTGGGCTACAAGTGAAAAAGCTAAGGCGGCTAGAACATTTAAAAGATGGCGTGATGTGGTAACACACGATCCTATATACATAGAAATGAGAAAACAATGGCGAGAACAAGAATATGTATGGAGGGTTTGAAGTATTTAAAGCTTACTTGGCAATAAAGTTACATTTTACAACGGATACATATAATTATGAAGAATATGGTGGAAAAGTTAATTGTAAACTTGAAACATTTACTAAAAGAAATGACAGATATTTCTTTCACAAATTATCAAAACAGTATAACCAAGATAACATTGTTGACTTTTTTGTTGCTAATTTTATACACAATAATAAAAAATGGGTAGGGAATTTATTACAGAATGACGGAAAAGACGTTTACTTGGACTTTAAAAAGCGTAAAGAGGCTTTTGGATATCATTTTAGGGACGATATGGTACGGATTAGTGATGACTTTACTTCTCGCAATCTTTCTTTTGATGATGGTTTTGTATGCCGTGGCGGACAACATCCTAGATTGTTACGCTTACTTATTCAAAAAAGAACGTCTTTCCAATCCATCATTGTGCTTGACCACTTTTTGTCGTTTAGTAAAAATTGGGATAAAGAAATTACCGAAAATGTGGTATGGCCTAAAATCTCATCTACGATTGCCAAGTTAAAACCTTTTGTTAAATTCAATCCTACCGAATGTAAACTAATAATGAAAAAGGTATTTGTTAAATGACAATAGAACCAATTAAAGAAAAACTAGACGAAAAGATTGCTAAGTTAAATTCAAGCAGAGTTTATAAAAAGGTAACACCTAAGGGCGACTTATCTTGGTATATTAAATGGGCAAGTAGTATTATGTTAATAATAACTATGATACTTACATCATCAAATATATTTCCTATAAATTTATACATTGGTCTATTTGGTATGGCAGGTTGGTTAGTTGTTGGTTTACTATGGCACGATAGAGCTTTAATAGTTTTAAACGCTGTATCATTAGCTATCTACTCTATGGGTATTATAAATTATTATTATGGCTAGAGAGGGCGGATCATATCCTAATATTGTATTTTGTTTAGGCAACGGCCAAAGTAGAATGGGTGTTGACTTAAAAAAATTAAGACAACACGGTAAGATTTATGGTTGTAATGCCATTTACAGAACCAATCCAGATGACATAGATGTTTTAGTTGGTGTTGACCAAGGTATAATGCACGAAATGTATCATAGTGGTATTTGTGAAAAGATACCAACTTATTTTAGAAACTGGTCAAAAGTACCTGCTGAACTATATGAAAATATGATTAAGGCTGGTGCTTCAGATGAAGATTTAAGATTAGCAAGAGAAGAAGGAGCTTTTTATGAAAATGATAGAACTGGTTGTAAAGAGTTTGTAATGCACGGTTCAAGTGTATCAGGTGTGGCACACGTGGTAAGAAGTGATAAAACAAAAGGCAGAAAATTTGTACAACAAAAATCTATAAAAATATCTTGGCTAAAAGATGGTAATAAATCAAAATGTTTAAATGACATAGAAGATTTTAAAGATAAAGGTTGGGCTGCTGGGCCGACAGCGGCTTACATATCTTGTTTATTAGAACAACCAAATGAGGTTTATCTATTAGGTATGGATTTGAATAGCACAACAGGTAAAGTTAACAATATATTTGCTGGCACACCAAACTATGTGTTAAAAGACCACGCTCCTACACCTAGTGTAAATTGGGTACAACAATTAAAAGAGACATTTTTTGACTTTTCTGGTAAACATAAGAGTAAAAAGGTGATGTTTTATAAAGTACAAAATAGTATCAAAGGTGGTGATGAGGTAAACAAGGTGGTAAGAGAATGGACAGACCATAAAGGCAACCTGGACTATATGAATTATGATGAATTTTATAAGAAGTTTAATTTGTAGGAGCATTGACAAAATCACAAGGTTATGATATATTAGTAGAAATATGTTTGATAAAATTATATACAAACTTTTAGACAAAATAGTAAGTTGGTGTGAGAGTTATAAAGAGTACAGAATTAAGAAGTCTTTACCAAAGGCAACCTATGATGAAAAGGCTAAACAAGAAAGCTTAAGAAAATGGGTAAGTCAACGTGAGAAGTCTTATAAATAAAAATGATACCGATTATACAGGTAACACAAATACAACGAATACAAAGTAATAAGGAGAAAATATGGACTTTGAAACATTAAAAACATCATCAAGTAATTTTGATAAACTAACAAAAGCACTTGAAACAAACCTCAAACCTGAGGATCAATCCAACAAAAGAAAATACGAAGACGATAGATTCTGGAAACCAGAACTAGATAAAACTGGTAATGGCTTTGCTGTAATCAGATTTCTACCTGCTATAGAGGGCGAAGATTTACCTTGGCAGAGAGTTTGGTCTCACGCTTTCCAAGACAAAGGTGGCTGGTATATTGAAAACAGTTTAACAACATTGTCTCAAAAAGATCCTGTGTCGGAAGAAAACACAAGATTATGGAACACAGGACTAGATAGTGATAAAGAGATAGCTAGAAAAAGAAAAAGAAAGTTATCTTACTATTCTAATATTATGATTGTAAGTGACCCAAAACATCCTGAAAACGAGGGCAAAGTATTCTTATTCAAATTTGGTAAAAAGATATTTGATAAGATTACTGAAGCAATGCAACCGGCGTTTGATGATGAACAACCGATTAACCCATTTGATTTTTGGAAAGGTGCTAACTTTAAACTAAAAATTAGAAAAGTTGATGGTTATTGGAACTACGACAAATCCGAGTTTGAGGGCGTAAGTCAAGTTGCTGTTGATGACGAGAAAATCAAAGCAATTTGGAAACAACAACACCCTCTAAAACCTTTTGTTGACCTTAGTAATTTTAAAACCTATGATGAACTCAAAGAGAAACTGAATAGGGTAATTACAGGCGACAGAAATGCTAGTACCGTTGAGAATGTAAACCTCCCGCCTCAAACCAACGGCACAGCAAAAAAAGCTGAAGTTAATGCTCAACCAGAAGCTAGTGATGGTGACGATACTTTGTCATACTTTAGTAAATTAGCTGAGGAAGAGTAATACTCTCTCTCTTAACTATGCTTAAAGAGGTGGCTAGAAATAGTCACCTCTTTTTTTGTTTACGCTTATAAATATTGTTATGGCTTCGATATTAGACCCATTAAAAGATAGACAAGGTGGTATTAAAAAGTCTGCTGATTGGTATAGAAAAAATGTACGATCAATAGCAGATACGGTTACCGCTAGAAAGTTAATGAATAGTGGTAAATTGATAGGTAAACCAAGCACAGGCCGTTTAAATATGTTTTTCTACGACCCTAAAACAAAAGCTAAACTACCATATTATGATAGATTTCCACTTGTATTACCACTAGAACCAATTAAAGGTGGTTTTTTAGGTATGAACTTTCATTATTTACCATATCTTTTAAGGTTTAGATTATTAGAAAGATTACAAAAGTTTTCAGATGGTGGTTTTAAATCAACAACTAAAATGAATGTAAGCTATGATATTGTGAAAGGTATTAATCTAGTAAAGCCAACACTTAAAAAATATTTGTATGGTTATGTTAGATCAAATTTTTTAAGAATAGATTTTGATGAGTCTGCTTTAGCAGCTTATCTACCTGTACAAAGATTTGTTAAAGCAGGTACAAGTAAAGTATGGGCAGACAGTAGAGGTATGATTTAATGACATACACGATAGAAGAAATTATAGAAGCAATGAAAAAAATTTGTCCAGAAGCCTGGAAAGATAAAAGGAAAAACTAATGGCCATTTTAAGAGGCGGTAAAAGAATTGGTGGTTTTGATGTAAGGATTGGTATACCACGTGACCGATCTTTAGACAATGTACAAGGTGATAGTAGATTAAAACAAAGAGCAGGTGGTAATCCAGATTCTACAATGGGTAGAATACAAGCATATGTAAACGAGGCAGAGGGTTTTGCTAGAAAGGCAAGATACTATATTGAATTTAATTTACCAAATGGTGTAGGTGAAAACTTATTTGGTACTTCCGATAATGACGCTACTTACGCTAATGAGGTTACAGATGAAACAAAAGGTTTTGCTTTATCAAAAGATTTAAGAGCAGTACAGTTGGCCAACGCTAGACGAGTACAAGCATTTTGTTCAGCAGTAGATATGCCTAGTAGAGAAATTGTTACAAAAGAAATTAAGCATAATGGTCCTACTAGAAAAATAGCTTATGACGCTCAGTTTGCTG